CGAACCTCGACCTTGTGCTCGCCCTTGAGGTGTTCGAGGTAGAGCGGATTGACGTCCTCCGGCATTTCCCACTTCAGGTCGCCCTTTCCCTCGATCGCAAGGGAGAGCACGTCCTTGAAGTAGTCACCGCTCCAATCGTAATAATAAACATCGCCGCCGCGGTAGTCCGAGACGCGAGGCTCTGAAAACGGGAAGTTGACCATTTGCCCGGACCCCTCGTCCCGCATCGTCCAAGTCTTCCGGCCGTAGCCGCGCATCCCGCGCCAGCCGAACTCGGCGCAGTCACGGTCGACATCCGCCGGCCTGTAGCCGCGGTCCTGCGCCACGCAGGCGTCAGGCACCGCGTAACGCTGCTGAAGTTGCCGAAGCTGGTCTCGCGTCTCGATGCGGCCGAACCAGAGTTGCCGGTATCGCGGACCTTGCGCCGTCGAGAAGGCGCCGACCTCGACCCACCAATGGTCCTGCTGACGGTCGATCGCCATGAAGCGGATCGCCTCGTCAGGGATCGCTTGGCCGGCGGCGTAAGTTGCGGTCGTGTAGCCCGACTTCGTCGTGAAGATCGAAACGGTCTTCTTCTCCACGATCCACGGCCGCGCTTCGCGCTTGGTGCGAAACTCGATCAGCGGCGTCTCGTCGCCGGTTCTGACAAGGTGATTTTGCGCCGCGGCCCACTCTTCCGCGAGGAGCCGCATCGGCCGAGAGACGACGGCCTCGACCCGATAGGAGCGAACATCCGCGGGCGCCTTTGCGTTCTGCGCGACGAAGCGGCCGGTGCGCTTCCATGCTGCGCGGGTCGCATCCGAGTCGTCGGTCTGGTGCTGGCAATTCGGGCACTTGAAATGCACCGACTCGAGCACGCGAGCGACGTCCCACGTTTCGTCATCGCGCCGAGCCTTACGGTCCCACGCAACGCCTCCGGCGATATCGCCGCGCTCGTCTCGGATCGCAAACGCGGCCGGGTGAACCTTCTTGCACGCCGGACATTCCACCGACCACTCTCCCTCGTGACCGGAGCGGAAGGACGTGTCCTCGACGTTCCCCGTCTCGGCGTCCATAATCGGCGCTTGGCTCACGTTGTAGATCTTCGAGCGCCCGACCTCCTCGAACTTACTCACGCGAGCGACGGCGTGACCGTAGACCTCCTGCCAGCGCGGAAGCCAGATCTCGTCGTTCACCTTGTAGCGGATGGACTGCGACTGCTGGGTCGAAAGGTTCGCCGGATTCAGCGTGAGGAAGAAGCCGCCGAAGTAAGTCTCCGTCGTCGTTCGCTGCGGCCCCGGCCGCGGCAGCATCGAGGAGACTGGCTTGCACCGCTCGAGGATCGGATTTAGCCGGCTCTTCGCGTGCCTTTCGACCATGTCTTCCGTTTGCATGGTCCACGAGATCGGCCCCGGATCGTTGACGATTACCCACGGAATCCAGACGTCAGCGACGAGCGTTCCGCCGACCTGCACGGCTTTGCGGAAGTGAACGCGGCGCACGAGCGGATCTTGCAGCGCGTCGAAGATTGGCAGGAGCCACGGCGTGAGCTTGGCGTTGAACGGTCCCGGCGTCGCGTAGCTCTCCGGCAAAACAACGTGCTTGCGCGCCCACTCGTAAATGGGCGAGCGGTCCGGCCGCGGGAGGCGCCACTTCTCAAGGATTTTCTGAACGTCGGTCATGCCGGCTGCGGCGCCGGCGTCTTCTTCGGCCGTCCTCCGCGCTTGCCGTTCAGCCGCGCAGCCGCGGCCTTGCGGTCAGACTTAACCCGACCGCCGAGGCGACCGAGCGCGACGGCGGCGGGATTCTTGGGTGCGTCGTTCATGGTCAGGACCGAGAGAAGATTCCCGTCTTGGCGCAGCGGACCGCAAGGAACACCGCGCCGCGAACGCCGGTCGCGACGTAGTAGCGAGGCTCGCATCCGCGGGCGATGAGGAGTTCTGCGACGAGCGGTCCGACTTCGAGCGGCTCGACGGTGTAGGTGCGGGATTTGATCGTGGTGGTCATTGATAGCACCCTCGCGGTTTAGCGGCTGCGGAGAGTCTCGTAGAGATCGGCGGCGAACTTCTGATAAGCGCCTTTGCCGATGACGTGATCGAAGGCGACCTCGATGTCGGCTCCGGCGTGAACTCCGGCAAGGATCGCGGCGCAGAGGGTTGAACCCTTCGTGGCGTTGACTCCGTTGCTGGAAAGGATTGAGGCGATGGTGTTGAGCTGGTTGTTATTCATTGGTCGTTGTTGATTACAGGTCAGACGAAAACCGAACCGCTTTGCTTTGTCGAGAACTATTTTGAGAAAAAAATGGGGCCGGTTTTGAGGCCGGCCCCGTGGCAGTTACCAGTTGCCGCGATAGGCTCGGCGGCTGTCTCCGCGCATCTGCTGGTGATCGTCGTAGGCCATCGCCAGCGTCTGCTTCTGGAGGTTCTCGCCGAGCTTGCCTTTGGTCAGGTAGAAGCTCGGGCGGTAGTTGCCCTCGGCGGTCAGCAGCGCGGAGAAGGAGGGGAACATCGTCAGCTTGCGGGTGATGTTGTCGAGGTGGTTGGCGTTAGTGTTCATCGTCGTTGTTTTGGTTAGTTGTCGTTGTTGACGAGACAGACGAAAACCTAACCGCTCCGGTTAGTAAAGCACTTTTTTCAACTATTTTTCGGACAGTCCGAATCACTCGGCATCCCTCTGCTCGGCCAGCGCCTCGGCTTGAAAGTTAGCGATGTTCCCAGCGACGACCTCGCGGATCTCCTCGAGGATCGCGCCGCCTTCGACGTTCGCCTCCGCGGCTGATTTGCCGGCGACCCGCGGCCCGAGTTCGACCTCGAGCTTTAAGCGCAGCAGCAGGTCGAGCTTCTGCGCCAAGACGCCGAGCATTTCCTCGACGACTTCGCGGTCGATGACGTCGCCGGACTCGCGCCGGTTCTTCGCCCGAGCAAGCTCGATCTGCTCGCGCATGAGTTCGGCCTTGAGGTCGGCAAGCGTCTTCGTCGCCGTGTCGCGGCCGATCAACTTCTCCGCGCAGAAGCGCCGCCACTCCTTGATGTTCTCCTTGCGGCCGTCCGGGTGCTTCTTCGGCGCTTCGTCGGGGAATCGCCCTCGTGCCTCGTAAATCGCCTGCCTAGAAATGCCGAGCTCCTTCGCAAGCGCGGTCGTGTCCTTGACCCATTCTTCGCCTGCCTGCTTCGCCTCGTACTCGTCGAGCGCCTTGCGCTCCGAGGCGGTCAGCGTCTTGCCAGCCTTTAGCCGCTTGACGATGTTCGCGAGGTTCGCCTTCGCGTAGACCTCGACGGGCGCGGCGGTCTCTTCAGGCATTTTAGTTTTGAGGGTACGCGGCCTCGATAATCCATCCCGCAAACTCTCCGAATCGGAAAACCTCGACGGCGTGTTTCGGCAGTTCCGATAAGGCAAGCGGTCGCTGCGCTCCTGCAAGCGAAAGCTCTTTTGCAATCACGTCGGCCGGAGTAGCTCCCGCGGATACCTTACCCGCAAGCGCAAGGCGTTGCATAACGGTTGCGGGATAACCACCGACCGGCGCGCATTTATCAAAAACCAATATGGCACCGCCGAGATTTGTAAGGAGCTGAAGGCGTTTAATGAGTTGAGAACGCTGAAAAGGCGTTAGGAACATGAGCACCAAAAAACAGATACATAGATCAAAGCTCTTGTAGTCATACTCGAGAGCATCAGCGCAAACAATCTTACCTGCGCCTGAATACTTCGCGCACATCTCCGCGGAGGCTTCGATCGCTGTCAGAGTCGCGTTGCGACTTACGAGAACGTCAGCAATAGCTCGCCCTATGTTACCCGTCGATGCTCCTATGTCGTAGACGTTCCCGTTGCGCGGTATGTAGTGCCGAGCGACGTGCGCTACAAGTCCGGTTGTAAGATCGTACCACGGGAGCTGTTCGCGGACATGCGCGTCAAAGGCATCCGCAACCTCGAGGTTCTTGAAAGTCCAATCTCGAGGAATGTTCATAGCTTCGCAAGAATACGGTCGCGAACCGTTGCTGCGATATGCTGCATCATAACCGGAGGGACCGCTCGCCCTAATCGCTCGACTTGTTGGGCGTAACTGCCGCGCAAAATAAAGTCGTCTGGGAACGAGCAAATGCGACGAAGCTCTGCGACGGAAAACTTCCTCTGCTCTGTCGGATGGCAGACTCCGGCCGCTCCTGTATTCCCGGTCGTTTGCGTAACGCAGGGACATGGCGCATCGAGCGAAGGCCTTTGCAGACTAAAGTATTT